TTACGACTGGGATACCTTAGAATCTAAGGTAATTACACCTAGAAGGTGTAAAAGTCCACAAGATATTGTGGACCATTGCTTGGACAGAGCAATAAATAGTCCTATATTAACTAGGACTGTTAGGGCCCATGTAGTCATGGAACCATCAAAAGCTAGGGTTATAACCGTTAGCTCTTATGCTTACCAAATACTGTTAAGCATAATTATGCATGTTGTTAAGCCATGCATTCGGGCCAGACACTTAGTGTCTGGTATGACCGCAAGTAGACACTTGTGGAGATTCCTTAAAAAGGAAATGAATCCCCAGGAAACATTCTGGGAACAACTACACACGGGTCAACGTGTGTGGGCACTGAGTACTGATCTCAGTGAGGCGACAGATTATGGTAATCCGTCGGTTGCACGACAAATATGGTCGTGGTTATGCCTTTACTTAATAAGTAATGGTATGCCAAGGGGACTAGTCCTCTTGTGCAAAACTCTCTACTTGAGTAAGAGAGCAATCCTGGTTCACCATAAAGGTGACCAGTTTTCCCTACACTTTAAGCGTAGGGGATGGTTCATGGGAGATCCCATGACAAAGGTTATATTAACCTTAGCGGAGGATTATGCCTACCGCATTATCTCAGGGCCGGGATCGGTCGTGGGAGATGATATTGTTCGATTATCGAACAATAAAGAGGACCTGGAGAAATATCTCCAGGAATTACAAGATCTGGATTTCCAGATCTCATGGGATGATACATTTATATCATCCCGAATACTCTTCTTTTGTGAAGAATGTGCCTTTGTACCACAAAGGCCAGTGGACACAATAATTGTCCAATTTAGGAGAAAATCTCCTTTCATAGGATATATAGACTATCCTAGATTACGTCTAATAATGGACGTAAAAGCCGAGAATGCAAATAACCGGCACTCCTTTACACGTAAAGGAAAGTTTTCTCTGTTAGGAACAGAGAACAGGTGGGTTCAGAATATGAATCCAGCACTCGGCACAATCTACAATCGTGCCGTATTGTTGCAACAATTATTGTTGCCACATGACGCAGATAATATCTGCTCATTTGTCCCCAATATAATTGCTGGGGATGAGGTTTATATTAATAAACCTGAATTTGTGGCTGA